GTACATGTCTTCCTCCTTCTAAGAAAAAATATCCAGAAAATCACCGAGACGCTTGATCTCAAGTGCGTTTGCATCCACCGGCAGCTCACTGGTTTGCTCGACCGGTGGTACATTCGTTGACAAAGCTTCATTTTCTACCGAGATTGACTTCATTAGATTCATCACATTGACCGGTAGAGGGGTATAACTATCGAGACAGGCTTTGAATCCAGGCACGAAATTGGCAGGGATCCTGAGGTTCTTGACAGACTTTCCACTGATAACTTCATCCACAAAGCCATAATCCTTCGCTTCAGAGGCCGATAGCCAGGTTTCTTTATCCATAAGATCGGATAAAATACTCCGATCCTTGGCCGTTTTCGAGACATAAACATTTAAAATACCTTCTTTTACTTCGTCGAGAAGATCGGCTGCCTTGCGAAGATCGGTGGCATAGCCCATAGCTACCAAAGTTGGGTTATGTGTCATAAAAAGGGCACCTTCTCGCATGATGACTTGGTCGGCTCCGGTTATAACGATTGTCGCTGCGCTGGCGGCCATGCCAACGATATCTGCTGTCACCCTTCCCGGGTAATCCTGCAAGATGGATCGTATGACATTCGCGGCCACTACTTCTCCCCCTGGAGAATTGACTTTTATCCGGACAGGCCCCCCGGCGCCATTTTCATAAAGGTCATTTTTGAATTTCTTTGGAGTAATTTCATCCCCAATCCATAAATATTCAGAGATTGGGCCAAAAAGCTCTATTTCTGTTTCGCCGCTTTCACTGTTGGCTTTATTGACGACGTTCCAGAAAGCTTCATAGGGTTTCATTACCCCTTGAATTACATGTAAAGGTTGATTTTTCATTATTTGCCTCCATTAGGTAAATCTCTTATACCGGTGGCCGAAATCAATTTTCCGTCCTCACCAATATTGGCCATATTCGCCGCAAAATAATGCCCGTCGCCTTCTTTGTAAGAACTCATATCCTTGATTTGCCTCGCTTCATTCGGGGTCATTTGCCCACTTTCAAGCATCGTTTTTAGATACTCGGCCTGCGATTTGGGATCCATTTGCAGTAAAGATTCTCGGATCCACCTGAAATATTGCGAAGTTTGCTCATCTGTGCGCAGCCATTTCAGCCTGGCAGCCTGTTCCCATTGGGTCAAATAAGGGTTGAGCGTGGTCTGCAGATAATCTATTTGTTGCTGGGTATTCGATTCATAACTTTGCTTGCCCTGATTCAATTTCCATAGGGGTAAACCAAAGAAATTGGCTATTTCAAGATCAGTGAAGTTCATCGTTTCAAGGAACTGCGCATCCACCGGTTTCATGGTGATAGATTCAAACTTTTCAATTTTTTCATCAAAAATTGCTACCCCACCGGAATTTTCAGAGCCGCTGATTGCATCCAGAAACTCAGATTTGATCTTTTTTCTTGCTTCTCCGGCTGTCTCATCCGGGCCCTTTAGACTACCTTTGACATATAATGCCCCGGCCGGGTTCAATCCCTTCCCGCTGATCCTATCTTGGGTTTCATGTGCCCCCAGTTGCCGACCAATTGTTTCTTTTGCATAAGTTATCACTGATTTCCCGTTAATTCCATCAGTCGAATTGATCATCAGATGCAAGATCTCAACATCTGGTATCAGCCGTTCTTTTCCGCTTGGCGAATAGAATCGGTACCAGAGATTTCCCCAGGCATCGAACTCAGGGAATACATTGCTTGCAGGCAAAACGAATAATTCCCGGCTTCCTAACGGGCACCAAATATAAGCGTTTCCCCAATAGATCATCCACAAAACGGATGTCTTTTTGAATATGAAAGGATTCATCCATCGATTTGGAGAGATCTCAATCAGGTAAGGCATATTTCGTAATAATGGATCAGGTTCGATACGTTGTATCGTCCCTCCCATACGATAGAATAGTTGGAAAGGCATACTTGCAATATCGTCGCTGATGATGTTTCCGCATCGGTAAGCAGAAGAGAGAGTTTTGGAAACCTCGGGGGTAGCCCGCTTACCGGCCTTAGTATGCGTTCCTCCCATTGATATGGAATCGTAATTTGGAGTGGGAATGGCCACTGCAGGTACTGTAGTCAGTGCATTGTGAATTTCTCGGATTGCATTAGCGATTGCCATCTTTACCTGCTACTTTCGTTTTACTTTCTCGTGCAAGTTCCACAACGATGCCCCAAATAAGCACGATCACACTGGCCATGTAAATAGCCGCTATGAGACTCCATAAATAGGTAGCTACCACTATTCCGCAGGATCCGAGTACCTGTAAAATCAAATAGTCTTTATTCTGGATCTTCTCGAATAATTTCTTCATCACATACCCCATTCATCGTCCAGAATTTCACTGGTTGAGTCTGATGAAACAGCATCTTTCAATCTGGGCAACCCGGAAAGCGCATTGATGATGGCAGCAAGTAGATCGATTCGTTCAGTGCTTCCCTCAGTGGGTTTAGCTAAAATAATGTTGGCATTACGGTCCGGTTTTGTGTGCGCATTTCCAACGCAAAACTTCAGAAGTGGGCTGCCATCATGCACGAGTTTCCCGCCGGCCACCAGCTCTCTGAAAAGCTTTGTTGGCTCACTCAGAGTTTGATAACCCTGACGAACAACAACGCAGGTATATTCTTCTTTCATCAGTTCGGTGGCAAAATGGGTGGCGTTATAGGGGTCATAATCAACCTCACTGATTTCCCAATCGTTATCGAGTTCCATATCTTTCATATGGATCTCGATTTCGCTGTAATCAGTGACCGCTCCCTCGGTTTTTTTCAGCCATCCATCGATCTCGAAATCCTTATAGTTGACCTTGTCGGTTTTCTCGTGTTGATCAAGCGCTTCTTCTGGCATAAAGCCGGTAGCACAAATGGCCACGCGTCCATCAGGGAGAGCAAAGACAAAACCGTCTGCTGTCAGATCGATGCTTCTCGAAAGGTCGAACCCAATGTTACACAACATCCCGCGGGTCAAATCTGCGAATGCAGCCCGTTTCTCATCCGGGGTGCCTTCTTGCCGAACTGCCAGGTTATCCCATTTCGCCATGATCTCGCCCATATAGCTGTCTTCGTTTCCATACACCCAGCTATCCAGATGTTTGATCCTAAAGTTGCGAATCTTCGATGGGTTTTGTGATGAAAAAACTTCGTCGTGAAGTTCTTGTAAGAATTGGACGCCTTCTGGTGTTAGACCCTTTAAAGGATTTGCCTTGATCCAATTCTTTGAATCGTGTTCATCATCATCCGGGTCCAACTCACGAATCATCACGAAATATCGCTCATTGACGATCTCGCCGCTGAGAATTTTTTTACAATAAGCATATTCATTCCAGCATGGGCTTTTCCCTGCATTGAAACCTGCCGTTGTGGTGATCGAGAATAAGCCTTGCGCTCGCTGACCCCATGCTGACCAAATCACATCATAGATCTCAGTGGTTTTATGAGCATGAAACTCATCGAGAAAAGCACCGCTGGGGTTGAACCCATCTTTGTTTTGTGTGTCTCGAGAGAAAGCCTTTAACTCTCCGCCGCGAACTTTATGGCTAATCGCATATTTATGAATATCCAGCCTGGAACGAATGTCCGGGCTTTTTTCTGCCATTCTCTTGGCATCTTTGAAGATGATCTGCGCCTGGTTGCGATCCACGGCTGCTGTATAAACTTCAGGGCTCTCTTCACCGTCCCCAATCATCAAATAAAGTTCTATCCCGCTGGCTATGGTTGACTTGCCATTCTTACGGGCTTCCTGTAGATAGGCTTTTAGAAACCGTCGAAACCCAGTATCCTTGTGAACCCATCCGAAGATACTGCCGACGTCATATTTTTCGAAGTCCTCCAGGATGATCGGTTTCCCAGCGAGAGGCCCTTTCACATGACGCAAGTAGGTGAAGAAGTCGTAGACCTTATTAGCCTTTTCTTCACTAAACACCCAGGGGAAATCCTTTGTGCCCTGTCGCTTCAAATCATCCAGGTGGCGCTGGCAAGCGAGGTATTCAGAATGGCCCACAACTCTCTGACCATTAACTACCTCAAGCGCATATTTTGTCACTGGATGAATTTCTTTTACAACTACCATTAATCAAATTCCTTACCGAAATTGTCTTCGATCTCATCAGCCTTTTTCTTTACCAGTCTTGCTCGCGATGCTGGTGATA